GCACACACCACAGCACGACATAAGGCTCCTTATGCCAAGCCAGCTGCACAAGGCCACCCTTGGTGACATGCTCCGACAGCACGGTCATGTCGTTGGTGACGTAGCCGTTCTGCTGGAAGTTGTAGGCCATCTCCTTGAGTTTGCGACCGGAGCGCTGCACGAACAGCGTCGAATAGCCGACACGGGCAGGCGTCACGGATTTGGAGCCGTCGGACGTCTGCTGATCGATCTTGACGTTGCCCGGAGCAAAGGCCTCGGTGGTGGCGTTTTCCTGACAGGCCAGCTCGCCCCCGGCGGTGCCGATGATGAGCGCCTGCGTCGGAACCAGCCACTCGATGCGGTTGGTCTCGTCGGACGAGATGGTTACGATGATGGCGCGGTCAGCAACGACCTCGCCGGAGTCATTCTTGGTGGCCATGTTCTCGAAGTCGCCAGCGACCGAGAAGTACAGGCGCTGCCCCTTGGCGAGGCACAGGCGCTCGCGGAAGAACGTGACCTTGGTAGGATACCCCTCGGCCCCGGAAAACGCGCCCAGAGCCCAGCGAAAGGTCGCCTTGCCTGACCCGACCACGCCTTGCGGCAGCGGCCAGCGACCGGACACGACAGCGGTTACGGTGGTCGAGTTGGTAAAGCCGGTGATCTTCACATAGCCGTAGCCAGCATCGACGAACTCCCAATCAAGGCCATCGCGCTCGCTGGTCGTTCCCATGACGCCCTGCCCGCCACCATCGGCCTCGGTGCCGTAGGTATGGACCGGCTTGTCGCCACCGGTGCGCCAGACCTTGCCGGACGTCGGCGTGCCATTGGTGCGGCAGATGTAGGTCTTGCCATCGGAGCGGCGATAGACGCCGAACGGGTTGGTGGTGAACTCCTGACCCGCCGTCCACGGCTTGATCGTCGAGAGATCGGCAGGCTCCAGATAGACATAGGAGCCGACCATCGCCGACGAAAAGATGCCGGACGAAGCCGAAAGGGTCACCGTGCCGGTCGCGCCGGACGCATAGACGGTGATCGAGCGATTGATGTTCTGGTCGAGGAACGGGCCATCGGCGAACTCGACCGGCGTAATGGTCCAGTTGGTGTTGTTGAACCGGGCCAGACGCTGCAGCGGGTAGTTGGGATGGGCGATGTAGAGGACGTCGCCCGACTGCACGATGTCCAGATTGAACGTACCGTCCGCGTCGGTCAGATCGGCAGCCGAGTACGGCGAGGCGATCTCATACGGCACACCACCGGAAAGCAGCTGGCCGTGATTGGTGAAGAAGCGAATGTACTGGTGGCCGAACTCGATGGCATAGGCCTGCGTCACGTTGAACTCGAAGCGCACCAGCCATGTGCGGTTGGCGCTGTTCTTGACCTCGGTGACGAAGCGCGTGCCGCCACGGCGCACAGCTGGGCCTTGCACGGACGGGATGAAATTCTCCAAGCGGCGGCAGCCGTTGGTGTATTTGGCAATGTCGACCCGACCATCCATGAGCGGTGAAAGCTCCCCCGCATTGAACGTCGAGCGGATCGGTGAAGCCTTCGGCATGGATCACAGCCTCGAAATGATGAATTGATCGTCCGGCGGCATTTGCGGCGGGCGCTCGATGGCGTTGACCTTGACGGCCTCGCCCACGGCGCGCTTCCACTCGGCCCAAGCCGCGTCCTTCTTCTGGTTCGATTGCGTCAGCTCTTCGCAGATTTCCGCAGCGATGCGGCAGGCGAGAGCCTCGCGGAACAGCACGTCCCACGCATTCGGGTCATCGACCCGGCGGCAATAGCGGATCTTCAACGGAGCCGCGATGTCGGTGAGGATTTTGCCGCCCTCGACGGCATACTCGGCGGTTTCCGCGCCGATGTAGTTGTCCATGACCGTAGACGGGTAGCGCCCGTCGATCATGTCCAGCCGCAGGAAATCCGCAGGCAGCTGGTATTCATACTGGAACTCATAAGCCGGGGTCGTGGTCAGCGCAGGCAGCGCGGTCCGGACCAAAGCAAACGACCAGCGATGCGCCCGAAGCTCTGCATCACGCAGATCATCGAAGCACGACGCGACGGCGCGGGCCTGCTTGTTGTTATCCCCAAGGGAGATAATCCGAGCAGCGCCCAGCTTCGTCAGCGCACGGTTGGCGACTTGGATGACCGAGGCCATCGCTTAGACCGTCACCCAGCCGTAGGAATCGTCCGCCTTCTTGATGCAGATGTAGAGAACATCCGCAGCACCAGCAGCGCCCCACAACAGGAAAAACCGCCCGCGATGCTCGCCAGCGGCATTCGGCAGAGCAGCGCCCTGCCAAACCTTAATCGTTCCGATCAGCATGCTCATGGCTGCCCCCTATCAGGCGAGCGGCCAGTTGCGCTTGATCAGGTAAGCCTCCAGAGCCTCCAGAGCCTGCATGACGTCCTCACGGGTGAGCGCGGTGTCAGCCAGATCGATGACCAGCTCGATGGATTTGGATTGTGTGCTAGAGCCTTCGCTGATCGCGCCGTCTAGCTTGTTGCCTCGGTCGAGGCCGATATAACGCTTTGCCATGATTGCCTCCTAGATGGAGAACGGGGGAGCCGAAGCCCCCCCATTCGGTTACGGTGCCGAGAAGTAGAGATCGACCACACCCGTGCCGGAACCGGGCAGAGCCGCAGTACCAACAGTCAGGATGACCGTCTCTTCATCAGTCGACGCGCTACCAGCAGCAGCAGCCGAGTCGCCAAACAAGGTCGGAGCAGCAGCCGTAAAGTGTGCAGCTGCGCGATACTTGCCAGCGGTCGTTGCGTTGCCGATAGCCACAGTTGCGGAAGCACCAAAGGTGGCCGAGCCGTTGATCACGCCATAAGCAAAGGTGTGACCAGCCGGAACTTTAGCCAGAACGATGGTGTCGCCGCTTGCCTGTGCGGCCAGCGAGAAGGTTGCGCGGAAACGACGCAGACGGCCACCAACAAAAGAACCCGAAGGTTTCGTTGCCGGAACCGCATACAAGCCGCTCACTTCATTTGCGTAAGTTTGTGCCATGATTCATCTCCCGATTAGGCGCACTTGATCTCAACGACCTTCTTCTCTTCGAGTCGGGTCGCACCATAGGTGCCGGTTACGTACACCTGATAGGCGTTGCGCTTGTCAGGACGACGATCGATCGACGTCTTGATGTCGTTCCACATGCCCAGATGCATGCCCGACTTGGCCCACACCGGAATACGGCGATAGCCCGAAGCGTCGGTGGTCAGCAGCTCGGTGTGAATGAACTCAAAGCCCATGAACGACGTCACCTTGCCGTCAACAAGGACAGGCTTGGCGTTGTAGTCGAGCGAGATCACCTGCGCTTCATTCAACAGAGCGTCATGCTCGGCAGCGGTGATAGCGACGTAGAGCGGGTCATTGTCGATATCGACATTGGCCGCCATCAGCAGCTTCTTCGCAGCGCGCAGCTTGGCGATGTTGAGGCCGGTAGCAGCCGACGAACCTGCGTCAACAGCAACCTGCTGGGCCGACGGGAAAGCAACAGCGGTGCTGCCGTTTTCGCCGGTGTTCGACGAGCCGAAGATGGCCGCGATGATTTCCTTATCCTGCGCACGGCCCAGCGCGTAGACGCCGTTCTGAACGTAGGAACTGGTGGGATCGATGAGCATGCGCAGCTTGTCCTGATCGTCGATCAGGTCAGCCCAATCATAGTCGTTCGGGTAGACCCAGCGCGCATCAGCAGGAGTGCTGATCAGCGGGGTGTCCGAGTGACGCGACTGGTTCTTGACAGGCTCAACAGCGCCGACCTGTTCGACAGCCTTGGCTGCCTTACCGACGTAGCTGTTTACGGTGACCGCATCACGCAGCTTCGAGCCCTTCTGTTGGAGCAGAAGCTGGATGTTGGTCGAGTACTGCTGCACAAAGTGCGTAGTAACTTGAAAAGACATAATACCCTCCGAGGGTTTGGTTGATTACTTCGACGATTTCTCGTCCGCTTTCGGAAGGCTTGTCCGCTTATTCGGCGGGGCCAGCTTGGCCGCTTTCGACCCGTCACCCGGCTGCGCTTCCGCAGTTGTCGGGATGGCCCCCACCCAGCTTAGATACTCACGGGCAACAGCGATGTTTTCCTGCGCTGATCTGTCCGGGCGGTGTGCCAGTTTCAAACATTCTAGACGAATTTCAGAGTTGTGCATATTTTTTCTCCACAGAGATGCGATTAACGCATCACTCCGGGAAAGCCAGCTGGTGCAGGCGGGCAAACTCGGCACGCGCATCGGCATCGCCAGCGACGTACTTCTGCGTCCAGCCCTTGTCGGCTTTCAATTCCGAGATGCGGGCCTGCGCCTGCGCCGGGGTCATGCCGAAGTTGCCAGAGCCACCATCGCCCTTGTTAAACGACGCCTCGCCCTGCGAGCGACCGATCTGGGCAAACAGCTTGAGCATTTCGCCCGTGCCGAGCGCCTGCTCGATCTTGGTCAGCTTGGCTTCATCCATGCCGTACTCACGCGCAGCCCGACGGCCCAGCTCGATGTTCTCGTCGTAAGCGCCGCCCCATTCCTGCTTGAGCGCCGACAGATCGGCCTCGGCCTTCTGGGCCATGCCAGCCACCGACGTATCGACCATGCCCTTCTGGACGCCGTGATACCACTCGGCCAGCGCATTGCCCTGCTTCTCGGAGAGGCCAAGCTCGTGGAACTTGGACTGCACGTCCTTGACGAACTGGTCCTGCCCATCGCCCATCGTCGGGATTTTGTAGGCATCAGCAGCCTGCGGGCGACCCAGCGAGTCATAGACCCGCGACCAGCCCTCGGCATCGTCCTCGCCCTTTGGCAGCGGCAGCTTCTCGCCACCCAGCAGCTTCTCCAGATTGCGGTAGCCGTCAGCCAGCTCACGCGGGTCCTTCCAGCCCTTATTCTGGACGTAGCCCTTTAGCTCGGTGTCCTCGATTGTATCCAGCCACGACCCGGTCGCAGGAGGCGTACCGCCACCCTGACCGCCATCGGGCAAACCGCCTGTCGGATTGCCAGCGCCAGCACCACCATTACCACCACCGGCAGCACCATCGCCCGCCGGGTTGCCTGCATTCAAGATTGCAGACCCGTTTGCACCATCAGACATCATCACTCTCCTAGTTGTGCCCTTGCGGGCGAAATCTTCACTCGCCGTAGTCTGGCTCTTCCAATCGCGTCACGACCTTGTCGTCGATGTGCAGATGCGCCAGCAGCCGGTTCCACACCTCGCGCCGCCCCTCGGCCATTGCCATAGCGAGCGGGTCGATGGACTTGGACACGGGCGAGATGACAACGGTCGACGACATGGCGCGACAAAAGCGCTTCAGGTCGGCCAGAACGATCTCGGCGTCCGGGCCAACATTGCCATCGGCATCCAGAAACAGGCGACGATACGCCCGCTTCCGACCAAAGATACGCGCTATAGCGGCACGCATTACGCGCCGCCTCCGGGCATGATGTTAGGCAGCCCCTGCGCGGGAGAAGCGCCCGTCATGGCCTGAACCTGCGCCATGTCCTTGGCGACGCCAGAGGCCACAGGAGCAGCCTCCAGAAGCATCTGCGCCTGCTGGGCCTGAGCCTGCTGGGCCTTCAATGCTTCGACCTCTTCAGGCGAGCGCAGCGTCTTGGCAGGCATGCCGTTGATATCTGCCAGCTCGCGAGCGATCTCCGGCGGATTGAACACCAGCATCACGGACGGATCGACCTGTGCCAAAGGCGCGACGGCCTCCAGCGTGCGCATGATGGCGACACCTTCCTCGGCCCGTTGGGCGCGATTGAGCGGCGACACATACTCGATCTCGACCTCATCACCGACCTCGAGCAGCGCATCAGGCGGCGGCGGCAGAACACCGGCACGGCCCAGAATGTCCATCTCGCGCTGAATGAGCGGGCCAAGCAGCTCGGACTGCTGACGGCCCATCGAGGGAGCCAGCAACGCGCCCTTCTCCTGCGCCCGCAGCATGGCCTCGGTCGCCGTCATTTGCGGCGCATCGACCAGAATCTGGAACAGCGTGACAAGGAACGCGTCGTTGATGACCTGACGGCGCTGGTCCATCATTTCAAGGCCGATATCGATGCGACCATTGATCTGCATCGGATGCACGACCTGACGGCCCTGATCGTCCACGCCCCCGAAGTTTTGAGCGCCCGGACGCTGATCGAACGCCTGCAATGCGCCATCGTCCTGCATGAGCAGCGGCGGGTCGATCATCTTGTGAGCAGCACGGATAACCGTCTTGCTCATCTCATTCAGCATCTTGATATCGGGCAGCACGGTCATCGCAGGCGAGCGCCCGTAGATTTCCTTCGGCCCGGTGACGTAGCGGCCCACCGCATACGGCATGGTGTGGTAGCCACCCTCCTGCACGCAGGCGCGGCCCTCCAGCGAGATGTAGTAGGACGAGAACGCCATGCCCCGGAAGTCTTTGCGACCCGGCACGCGCTCGCCGTTGGGCATCACGCAATGGATGAAGTCGAAGGTCTTGTCGGGATTTTGCTCGAGCGATTTGACGATGGCCTCCGGCAGGTTCTTCTCGCCGAAGCGCTGGGCAGCCTGACGGGCGGTCATCGGAAAGCGACGGTTGACCGTATCGACCACGCCCTGATGGTTCTCGGCAATGAAGAACTCCGACAGCGGAATGGAGCGGTAGCGGATGCCTTGGCCCACCATGTCATCGATGAACAGGCAGCCGGTCCCGAACGCGCCAAGGTCCATGTAGACCTCATGCGCTTGGCTGGCGAAGTTGGCACGCGGCGAATAACGCACGCGGAACAGGATCTGCACCACCTCATCCAGATAACGGCGGACTTCGGGCAGATCGTTGATTTCGTCATTGGCGACACGGAGCGAATGCCAGCGCTGCGTGCGCGGCGTCAGCATCGACTCCATCGCAGCAGAGAAGCGCTCCAGCGCCAGATTTGCAGTAGCGTCAAACACCTTCTCGGTGTGCTTATCACCGGGCTGGCGGTTGACGCGGAAATGGTCCTTGCGGGGCAGGATGCGCTCGGCGATCTCGCGCCAATGCTGCTCGAAGATCGAGCGGTCAGACGCCATCCGCTCCTGCCGCCGGATGATCTCATCGGCGCGAGAATCGGCCATAGCTTAACTCCCCAGAAGTTTCTTTGTACCGGTCTCCGGGGCAGACAGAACGCCCTCGGAACTGGTCAGGATGTTGGCTGCTCGCCCCTTGCGAGCCAGCGAATTGTCCTGCTGCTGGCGGTTCTGACGAGCAACATCAATCGTCGGAGCCGGAGCCGCAGCGGGAGGGGGAGGAATTGGATCAGGCTTTGGAACGGAGCCACCACCACCACCACACATATCATCGTCCTTTCTTGAACAGGTTTCCCACGACGGTGTAGCCAAGGCGCTCGTAGAGTTTGGCCGTCCGCTCTGGAGCAACCATCGTCGACGAACCCGGACACACCTCTTGCGCACCTTTTGCGAAGGCCCACTCCTCGAACGCCCTGACGAGTTTGGCAGCAGCCAAGCTGCCGCGCTTGCCCGGATCGACAAAGAGCAGAAGATCACTCGCAATCAGATCACGTCCGAAATAATACTCCGAAACGTAGCCCGCGTGCATTCCAAGCAAATGACCGTGATCATCCTCGCACACCACAGCAAAACACGTGTCGGGGTTGGCGATGTAGTGCAGGCCCAGATCGACCAGCTTGGACGTATCGAAATCGAAGCCAGCATAGGCCGACTCGGCGTGCATCTTCGCGCCCAGCGCGATCATGGCGGGCAGGTCTTCACGGGTAGCGGGTCGGATGCGCATGGTCAGGAGAAGATGTTGTATTCGGTGATCGACATGGACGGACGGAAGGCAGGCCGGTCGCGCTTGACCAGCAGCTTGGCCTCGCCACCGCCCACCATCAGGTACTGGCCCGCTTCGCAGACGTGCGAGTACATGTTCTTGTCGGGAACGTCACGGTAACGCTCCTCGCCCGTTACCTGCAGGCGCTTGTAGTTGTAGCCCCCGGCCATGCCCTTGCGGGTCATCTTGCAGTTGGGGTGGATGATGAGCCCCGGTTCCCCATCGATCAGGCGCGACAGCGGCACAGCGACCGACTCCCGGCGCTTGATGAAGTCGTTGGTGGCGGCAGGCAGAGCAGGCACGCCCTGCGCTTTCAGGATCTGGAACGGGGTCGTCTCATCGGTCTGAGCGCGAATGTCACCCGCCGGGTCGCCCGTGATCGAGCCGAACACGAAGTCAGGGTAGCGCTCGCGCATGGCCGCACGGACCATCTCGGCAAAGCGCACCGCGCCCATATCCTCGGTGACCAACTCGGAATGCCAGCGCCACTGCCCCATCGGGGTTTTCTGGGCAAAGATCGCAGCAGGGGTCAGACCGAAGTCGATGCCGATATGTATGGGCAGCTTCGGCATGAGCTCGAACTCGCGGCAATGCACCGCGTCCTTGTATTCGGGATAGACCGGACGCCCATCACGCACGAAGCCATAGTCGCCATCGACGTAGACCTTGATCCAATCCGGGTCCTTGCCCGCGCATTGGCGCTCGTAGTAGTCGGGCGGCAGGTTGTCGCGGTTCTCCGCATCGGGCGCGAGGCCACCGGGCTGGCGATAGAACTCCCACCCGGCAGGCTTGATCTCCTCGGCCAGCTTGTACCACCAATGATCGTTGTCGGGCGGGTTGGTGGACATGATGATGCCCGACCATTCAGAGCCGCCCATAGCAGCCGACGGATAGCGGCCCACGCGGCCCGTAAGGCCATCGATTACCGCCTTGGGAACCTCACGCGCCTCATCGACCCACGCGCCCGTCAGCTCCATACCGAGCAGCTTGGCGATATCGTCAGGCCGGTCGAGCGACACGAAGATGACCTCAAGGTCAATCTCCTGATCTTGGATGTGGTGCATCGGCGGGCCAGAGTCGACCCAGCGGCCCAGCGCAGGCGACACCCATTGATGCCACGTCTTGATCGTCGTGGTTTTCAGCTCCGGGTAGGTATTCCGGATGACCGCCCAGCGAGAGCGGCGCTTCCCATCCGACCCGACGCGCTGCTGCTTTGCCCGCTTGATGATCTCCATGACGCAGACGGTCGACTTGCCGGAGCCAAACGGCCCCATGATGCCCTTCACGAAGGCGTCCGATTTCAGGAACGCCTTGGACACCGGGCCGGGAGGCTCGTAGACGATGCCGGACGCCTTCTTGGTCATACGTTGATCGTGATGTTGAGCGCCTGCACGTTGGCAGACAGCGATTGCTTATCGACCTCGCGCCACCCGGCACGCGCCTTCATCCAGAAGATCGCAGCACCCAGATCGCGGTCCTTGGTCGCCTTCTCGTAAAGCGTCTTAGCCACGGCAGCGGTCGCCTGCGCCACGCCCATCTCCAGCTCATGGCCGTAGTGCTTGCGGAGCGTCTCCTCGTTGCAGCCGACCAGCAGCGCAATCATCGTCTGCGGCAGGCCGAGGCCCGCCATCATCGTAACCTGCTGGCGCGATTGCTCGGTGGCTTGGTGGCCTTTGACGCCCATGTTCTTGGACACCGAGCGACGATCACCCTCGCCCGCCAGATGCGACGCCTTCACGCGAATGGGAGCCTTGGCCTTAGTTGCCATCGCTCACCCCCTCACGCTGCGCCTTGCGCCCGGTGTAGTCCTCCCAGCGCTTGACGATCACGTCGACGAACTTGGGGTCCAGCTCCATCAGGCAGGACGACATGCCAAGCCGCTCGGCAGCCATCATCGTCGAGCCAGAGCCACCGAACAGGTCGAGGATCAGATCACCCTTGCGGGCGCTGTGCTTGAGCATGCGCTCGATGAGCGCGACCGGCTTCATGGTCGGATGCTCGGCAGACTTCTTCGGCTTGGGCTCGTTGATGACCGAGGGAACAAGCTCCTCGATGGCCGCAGAACCGTCGATGATCATCAGGCGATCACCGATCTGGATCGAGTAGCGCCCGTCCTCCAGACGCTTGAACGGCGAGTTTTCGCCCAGATCGATCATGGTCGTCTGCTTGCGACCGCCATACCAGCGATGCCTGCTGCCCTCTTTCCACCCGTAGAGGATGGGCTCGTGAATCCATTGGTAGTCAGAGCGCCCCAGAACCAGCGAATCCTTGCGCCAGATGAGGCAGCCGGACAGCTTGAAGCCCGCCTGCTTGAAGGCAGAGCGGAAGTTGTAGCCCTCGGTGTCAGCGTGCGCGACGTAGATCGGCGCACCGGGCTTCATCGCCACGAACATGCAGCCATAGGCAGCCAGCAGGAAGTCGCGGAACTCGCTGTCGGCCATGTCGTCGTTCTTGATTTTGCCCGCCAGCTTCGACTCGTAAGCCACGTTGTACGGCGGGTCGGTCCAGCAGCAGTCGGCCAGCGCACCACCCATGAGGCGCTCGACGTCCGTGATGCTGGTGGAATCCCCGCACATGACGCGATGCGGGCCAAGCACCCACACATCACCGGGCTTGGACACGGGCTCGTCAGGCACGCCCGGCACAGCGTCCGGGTCGGTTTTGCCTTCGGGCTCCAGATCGAACAGGCCGTTGAGGAAGTCAGCGTCGAACCCGATCACGCCGATATCGAAGCCAGCCGTTTGCAGATCGCCAAGCTCGCCCTTGAGCAGCTCCAAATCCCAGCCCGCATTGAGCGCCAGCTGATTGTCAGCCAGCACCAAAGCGCGACGCTGTTCATCCGTGAGGCCAGACAGCACGATGCAGGGAACCTCGCCCATGCGCAGCACCTTGGCCGCCTCCATGCGCCCGTGACCGGCAATGATGCGGAACTCGTCGTCAATCAGAAGCGGATTGGTGAAACCGAACTGCTCCATCGAGGCGACAAGCTGCGCCACCTGTTCGGGCGAATGCGTCCGGGCATTGCGCTCGTAGGGTTTGAGCGCATCGATTGAGAGAACTTTGTATTGGCCGAAATTCATGATTTGAAATTTACTCCGGTGTTGTGTTTTTCGCAATGGGTGAGTCAAAGGCTGCCAAGCCAGTAGCCGATGAGGATCAGGCCACCGCCCACGAAACAGCCAAACAGGAAAGCGGTATCTGGTGTCATTTCATGCTCCTTATGGCTGCGGCGCAGTCTGCTATTGCTGCAAATAACATTGTTTGTTCCATTGCCGGTTTGTCTTGTTTTGCATAGTGATCTCGTAGCGTTTCATCGCACACCTTCGC